TAGACCCATCTCTGTATCTCCAGAGTCTACATGGAAACTCATCTTGGTTGATTGTCCACTATGGTATCTGTTGGCTGAATAGGTACTGAAGATACCCATACGGTGTTCTGGTTTGACGAAACTCTCTGCGAATGTCTTTTGTTTGTTGTATATCTCATTATTCGCCTTTGCAAACGCCAGTTCGTTGTACTTAGATATGTCCTTGAGTGTATTGAACTTCTCTGGGTTATCCTTAGTCCACCCAGAACTGTCTATTGCACCAGTAAATCGACCTCGTTTATACCCTATCATGACAGAGTGTATCTCATTCGCATAAGCTATCATACCCCAACCACCACTCTTGGTGCGTACTTGATAACTGTTTGGACTTCGTAGTTTGTAGTGTTCTCCCTCTATCAGTCCTTTACGTTTCATATCTTCCTTGTCTATGGGGCCCGAACAGTTCGCTCTCATGGTCGATACGTCTTCTATAGATTTGAGCGTGTTGCGTACCTCATCATCTGGATAGGCGTTTGTGATGATATACGCCAGAGGTACGTCTGAACCGTCCAACGATACGACTGGTTTCATTATCGCCGTGTCTTCGGTCACTCGTATGACTTGTTTATAGCTCGATTCGTCTGGAAACTTTCCTTTCCACTTGTCGAGAGTATCTTTCTTACCTAAGTCAGTCTTTAGATGAATGTATTGCATGATACGGCTCCAATATTTGTTTGTATATCTCATCTGCGAGGTACTTCATACAGATAGGTGCAACCATGAGTCCTATTCTTGCGAGTTTCTCGTTCAATGTACCTGTCAATTTGTAATCGTCTGGTAATGTCATAATACGAGCACTCTCTTTGGTTGTGAATACTCGGTCTTCCTCTGGGTGTAGATGAACTGCAAGACTTGTCTGTAATCCTTGTTCTGATAATGTATGTGATGCTTGATTCCATGGCACACGTCTGGATTGAAAGAATGAGCTCTTTCTGTCTGGTATACTCTTACCCATTTTCTTTCTATGTGCGATTACCTTGTCATACCATGGCCCAACCACATCATCTCCTACAGATACTACCTTGTCTGGGTTCTTTTCCAATCGTTTCAACCATTTCCACTTCGCACCCTTCTTCATGGTTTCTACTAACTCATGTGCTTCGACACGATTCTCGTTGTTCATCTGCAAATCGTTGATGGCATCTCGTATAGACGCAAATTCTTTCTCTGGCTCTGGGAATAGTCCACTCAATAACATGAATGGCATACCGATATCATCTAATACATCATTACGCACCGATACGATAAACACACGTCCACGTTTCTGTGGTACACCTTGTTCGTGTCCTTTGAGTACCTTATAGACAGTTGTATAACCTAACTTTTCAAAGTCATTTACCATTCTGGTAAGATGCTCTGATGCATACTCCATAGTCAATCCTTTTACATTCTCACACACAATTACTCTAGGTTTCATATCACCAGCAATTCGTATCTGTTCCCAAGTCAAGTCCTCTATATTCTTCTGTTTCATACCATATGCTGTCTTCTCTTTACCCCAACCTTTTTGTTTTGTACCAGACATACTAAAAGGTGGACAAGGTGGTGAACCATCTAATATATCTAACTCACCCTCTTTAATACCAGTCATCTCCATGATTTGCTGTCCTGTCACGTTTTTGATATCTCCACATATGTGTGGTGTTCCAGGCCAGTTCTCAAGATAGGTATCGACTGCAACTTGTTGAAACTCATTCACGAACTTACAATCACCACCTGCCAGTTTATAACCAGATGAAGAACCTCCACCACCAGCAAAGAATGATATGTATGTAAATAGTTTCCTATCAGCTGATTTCTGTAGGTCGTCTAATGTGTATCTAAAATATTTCATGTAAAGAAGTCCTCTAATGTTCCTTGTGTTCCATAACTATCGTCTATCTTCCAACTGATAGCTTTAACGATAAATCTAAGTGGGTCTATAAAACTCTTGGTGAATTGTGTCTCATAGTCTATACTGTCTTGTAATTCTAATTCCTTTGGTAGTTTAGTCATAAATGATATTGCTGATGATTGATATATGTTAGGTTCTTTCATGTGCAGAAATTTAATCTTATCGCCCTCTTGTATGAATTGATATTTGTTATCTAATTTGTTTACCCTAATCAAATGATTATACAATATTGCACCCTTACAATGAATAGGAGCTCTCAAGTTAAACATCTTCTTCACTCCATGTTTAAGTTCTCCAGTCATCAAATCCATATTTACCTCACCCTTTGATTTATTTTCATATCTTTCAATACCATTCACACTTCTTGGATAGGCTATCTCCTCTAGGGGTAGTTGCATGAACTCTTCACGAAACTCTTGTATAAAGGTATTTAGCATTTTCTCATCGCCAGACATGATAATTTTGAGTGCGTCTTTAATCTTCTGTCTGCATGGAGCTGGTGTTGATGACTTGACTGCCTCAATACCCATAATTTTAAGTTGAGGTTCTTTATATCGTACCCCCTCCACATCATATGCATTAAGGATATATCTTTTCTTGGCTGTCCATATACCTTTGTTTGCAATCACCTCACGTTTCATACTCATTTTGTTTGAGTAGGCGTTGACGTACCCAGCAAGCTCCTGATAACTCTTATCAATAAAAGGTTCAATTTTATCTTTAGCAAAACTGTCCAATGTGTTGATAATTTTTGTAGTATCTTGTCCATCTTTAAACGCTCTATTAACAAGTCTGTCAAATGTAATGTAAACCGAATCCGTATCCGAAGCAATAACATAGTCATGTTTGCCCGTTCCCAACATATTGTTGAGATATTTATTAAGAGCACGCTCAATCCAACGAATAGATAACTGCCCACTAGTAGTAATCGCTTCAGCAACCAGAAGGTCATAGTACCTAAAGTACGCATTACCGATAGCACCATAAGCACTATTAAGTGAAATCTTTTTAGCCATTTGGATATTGTTATATTTTGAAATATCCTTGAGTAGTTTTGGGTCTTTAGTATTTTCATATTCTTGTTTTGCCTCCAACATTTTACGTTTGAATGTCACTCTGTCATTATACATGCTCTCCATAATCTCTGGTAAAAACCCCTTTGTATCCGTCTTAAACAATGCACCATTAGGTGTAAGTGTTAGACCCTTAAATATAGAGGTGTTTATTTTCTTATCAAGTAATTTGTCAACAGTCATATTCTTGACTTTTTCTTTACTATAGAGGGTTTCTGGTGATATGTTGTATTGCATGATAAGATGTGGATACAATGAGTTCAAGTCAAAAGACATCACCCAATTGTAAATATCAGGCTTAGGGTCTTTTACATACGCACCCTCATACTTTTCAGCCTTGGTGTTCTTTCTCTTTTGTGGTATGATAATGTTCTTCTTGCGAAGGTGATTATATATGAGTATATCCCAATACTTCACCGAACCAAGCACATCTGTATAATTAACCTTTGCATCATATGCCATAGTCAGACACAGCTCAATCAGTTTCATCTTGTCTTCTAATTTATCAACCAACTCCACATCTGTAATGTTGTATTCTATAAAGGATTGGTAATCTTTCTGATACCACTCTCTGAATGTTTCATATGGATTGCCGTCCTTACGTTCACCCAATTCTACATATGCGATATGGTCTAGTCGATAACTTTCTTGATTGGTATATGTAAACTTACGATACAAATCAAAATAATCTAAAGCTGCAATACCTTGTATCTCATAGATTTGATGGTCACGACCCATACTAAATACATTTTTACTGAATACATTTTTCCAAGGCGATAGTCTTTTGACTTCATCTTCACCAAATAGATTTTTGATACGATTGCAGATGTAAGGGATATCAAAAAACTCTGTATTCCAGCCTGTGATAATGTCTGGATAATATTCTTCCCAGAACACTAGGAACTTTTGCACTAGTTCTTTTTCAGTCTTACATTCTACATAGGTAACGTCATCACGATTGTTGACAAACTTACCCACACCCCACACCACAATTTTTTTATTTTGGTGATTTTTAACTGTAATAGAAATAAGAGGTTCTTCAGCAAGTTTGGGGTCTGGAAATCCATTCTCACATTCTGTTTCTATG